ACCCTATGGACATTAAATGGATTGCATCCCATGAGTCATGGGTCACGAACTTTACGTGGCCCGAAGCATCTGGGGCTGACACACTACTCTGGAATGCAAGGGTCACACCTTCCATATACCATGAGTCAGTAGCTGGCACCAAATACTTGCCAGCGTGTTGTGCTGCATCCACTCCATTCACACACTGGACAGGGTCTATGAAATATCGATTTCAAATCGTTTGTTCAGCCTATCATAAAGGACGTATCAAGGTCGTCTACGACCCGGACATCCTAGGGCTGAATCCAGAATATAATGTCAACTATGTCAAAGTTATTGATATAGCTGAATGTTCTGATTTCACGATTACTGTCCCCATGACACAGGATAGGACCTTTATTGATACTGTTGATCCCGCGTTCACTTCGGTGACGGAATTGTATTCCACGTCGCGTTATTCAACTAGTGTCAAGGAGGCCTATAATGGAGTAATTGGAGTCTATGTCGTTAACGATTTGACTACACCAAACTCCACTATTGATAATAGTGTCAAAATCAATGTCTTCGTTTCTGTCGGCGATGACTTTGAGGTAGCCGTACCATCGGATCGGATTGGAGCTTTTGTTTTCAAGCCACAATCCGGTATCGAGACAGATGCCATCAATCCAACGGGTATGGATGCACCAGAGGGACAAGATGGCGAGGAGATGGGTAAGGATATGTTGGTTTCCATGGATGACATAGGACACGTGTATTTTGGTGAAAGGATTAGATCCTTTCGACCATTGTTGAAGCGTTACGCTCTGCACGAGTCTTTTTCATTCTTGCAATCATCTACACCGCGCATACATGTTAAGCGCGCATTTTTCCCCTATTATAGGGGAAATGTACCCAATGCTGTACATACCACTGCTGCAGCAGCTTCTTACAATTATTGCAATACATTGCTCATGCATTGGGTTGTGATGATGTTCTCTGGTTTTAGGGGATCTATAAGATATAAGTTACTTCCATTTGCCGCTGATCCTGGCAATGGCTACACTGTCCACGTAGAGAGAGATGTCTCTTCCTACACCGCCGACATGTGGGATCAAAATCAAGTAACTACCGAGACATATGCCACCATTTCGGAGGCAGCCGAAACTACTGTCTATCGTACTTTGAAAGACAGTTTCCCCGCATTCAAGCGTCCACCATCTTTCCAGAATGGTGGTACGTATACCCTGGGTAGAATCAATCCGTCAGCGGAATTTGAAATTCCGTTCTATTCGACTGATCGTTTCATACCTAGTAAGGTATTGGACTGGACGGCGCGAAAGCCTGACTTAACTTCACTCGTACCGGTTTACCGGATGCTGATGACTTCAACAGCTGGCAGTGATAATCCTACAACCTTGCTAAATCTCTACGCGGCAGCTGGAGAGGATTTCCAAGTGTACTTTTTCACTGGAATGCCTCCGATTCACACGGAGACAGTCCCTCCAAATCCTGCAGTGACGTAGATCTGGGATAAATAAATATGAGTCTGTGGCCGACTCAGGCGCCGAGAGGCGACCGGGCTAACCGCCGAATAAATCTTGCAAACCTTAAGTAGGTTGCACATTCTTCGGCGGTTGCCGACGAGTGTGTCTCATCCATTGGATGGGTCCTACTAAGGGAGTCACAAGTTTTAATAGCGG